TGGAATACTTCGATTTTAACCAACAGATAAGCGGTTACACCTTTTGGAAAGGCAACCGACAAATTTACAGATTTGAAATGTATTGGAGCGGTTTAACACCTAAACAATGCTTTGAGAAATTCGACACAGATTTGAAATGTATTGGAGCGGTTTAACACCTAAACAATGCTTTGAGAAATTCGACACGAGAGTAATTGTTAAACAAATGAATTTGAATTAAAGATGAGTAAAGAATATTTCTTAAAGTTATCGGAGCAGATTTACAACGATTTACCCGATATGGAAAAACTTTACTTAAATAGGTTAGGTATGGAAGTTAGACAACTACCAACAAACGAAGATTTAAACGATGAGAACTACAAAAAAATAAAAAAACATCGTATTGATGCTTGGAATGAGGAGCAAGAATATTTATTTAAAAAAAGAAATAGTTAAATTATGAAAATTAACACACCTTTAGAAATAAACGAAATTGATTTTAGAGTGCAATCGATTAACAAAGGCGGTTTTGCAACTATATTAGCTTATAAAGATGCAAGAGTGGATATGAATAGACTTGATGCAGTTTACGGAGTAGGATTTTGGCAAAAAAAATACGATGTTATAAATGATAATTTATTTTGTAGCGTTGGTATTTGGAACAAAGAATTAAGTCAGTGGGTTTGGGTTCAAGACGTAGGAACTGAAAGCAACACAGAAAAAGAAAAAGGACAAGCGTCTGATGCATTTAAAAGAGCGTGTTTTAATTTAGGTATTGGAAGAGAGTTATACGATTATCCAATTATACAAATAAAGTTAAATGATGACGAATTTGATAAAACAACAAATAAGCCGACTTGGAATTTTAAATTAAAAGAGTGGGTTTGGTTTAGTCAATTCGATAAAGATGGCAAGTTAAATTATTTAGGAGCAAAAGACCAAAATAGTAAATTAAGATTTACATTTGGAAATTATAATCAATAAAAATTAAAATTAAACAAAATGAGTGAAGTAATTGGAAAAATTATCGTAATAGGTAATGAGGAAATTGTAGGAAGTGCCGGAACTTTCAAAAAAAGATTATTGGTTGTAGAAACCGACGAACAATACAAACAAAAAATTCCTATTGATTTCGTGCAAGACAAATGTAGTTTATTAGATAATTACGCAGTTGGAAACGATGTAAAGGTAGGAATTAACATTAGAGGAAACGAATATAATTCAAAGTATTATGTTTCTTTAAATGGTTGGAGAATTGAAAAGTTAGCAAGCGAACAAGCACCTCCAATGCCAGTTGCTACAGATTTTAATCCAAATTCAGAAGAGAATGAACCGCCCTTTTAAAAACCCAATGCTCCAACTTCTAATAAAAACTTTTGAACTTTATTAAAAAAATTTTGGTATATTGGAATAATTGATTAACTTTGTAACTCAATATGGCTAGACACCTATTGAAAAGTAGGTGTTCCATTTTGAAGTAAAAACAGAAAGCAAACACCCTTAAGTAAAGAAAGTCTAGCCCTTTATTTAAGGGCTTTTTGTTTTATTAAAAAATTAAAAATTATGGCAAGACCAGAAAGAAACAACGTAGATTATTTTCCATTTATATGTGAAGATGGAAACAAAATGTTTTACATTGAGGAAACATACGGAAATGATGGATTTGCAACATTTGTAAAGTTATTGCGTGAACTAGCAAAAACAAACTATCATTATTTAGATTTATCAAAACCTACTACACAAATGTTTTTAAGTGCTAAATGTAAAATTAGTAAAGAAATACTTTTATCTATTATTAAAGATTTAGTTGATTTAGGTAAGTTTGATAAACTACTTTGGGAAGAAAATTATATAATATGGTGTCAAGATTTTATAGATAGTATTCAAGATGCTTACATTAAGAGAAAAAATAAATGTATTACTTATGATGGTTTATTACAACTATTAGTTAGTTTAGGGGCGCGTAAACCTATTAAAAGTAAACTTACTACTACCGATAATACACAAAGTATAGTAAAGGATACTAAAGAAGATAAAACTAAAGATATTCCAACATTTTTAGAATTTTCAGAATATGCAAAAGAAAAAGAGCCAAGTGTTAATTTAAAAGCGTTGCAAAATAAATACGATGCGTGGGTAGTTAATGATTGGAAAAATGGAAACGACAGACCTATAAAAAATTGGAAGTCAGCATTACTTCAAACTTTGATTTATATTGAAAAAGACGTAGTAAAAGACAATAAACCTAAAATGGTGTACTAATGGACTTCAGAGATTTTAACATAGATATAAGAAGTAGTAAAACATCGGGAGAGGTGCAAACTATTTGTCCGCAATGTAGCCATACAAGAAAAAAGAAAACAGATAAATGCTTGTCTGTTAATTTAGATAAGTCAAATTGGTTTTGCCATCATTGCGGTTGGAAAGGTGGGTTATTAAATAGAATTGAAAAGGTAGATTATATTTTGCCACAATGGAAAAATAAAACACAACTATCTGACGTAGTAGTAAAATATTTCGAAAGTGAAAGAAAAATAAATCAAAATACTTTAACAGATTTAAAAGTTACTTGCGGATTGGAATTTATGCCACAACTTGAAAAGGAAGTTGAAACAATACAATTTAATTATTTTCGAAATAACGAACTTGTAAATGTAAAGTATAGAGGAGCAAAAAAATCTTTTAAACTACATAAAGGAAGTGAATTGATATTTTACAATTTAGATGCGGTTAAGGATTTTAAAGAATTGATTATTTGTGAGGGCGAAATAGACGCTTTAACTTTTTATCAATGCGGTTTTAAAAATGTTGTTTCAGTTCCAAATGGCGCAAACATAAATACTAATAACTTAATTTATTTAGATAATTGCATTGAATATTTAGAACATATTGAAAAGTTTTATTTAGCAACTGACAATGATATTGCTGGGCGTAAATTAAGAATAGACCTTGCAGAACGTTTAGGTATTGAAAAATGCAAATATATTGAATTTGAAGAATACAAAGATGCAAACGATTTGTATAAGTTTAAAGGGCAAAGCGAAATAATAAATGCTTTTAATAATGCTAAAAGTTTTCCTTTAGAGGGTGTTTTTACTATTGAGGATATTGATTTAGAAATAAACGATATGTATCAAAATGGTTTAGATAATGGTGTAGAAACTGGAATGAGAGATTTTGATACAAAGTTAAGATTTGCAAAAGGATATATTACAACTATTACGGGAGTGCCTGGACATGGAAAGTCAGACTTTTTAGACCAAATTGCATTAAAACTTAATATTAAAAACGATTGGAAGTTTGCTTTTTATAGTCCAGAAAATAAACCAACACGTTTACATATTTCGAAACTTGCACGTAAATTGGTTGGTAAAAAATGGTTTGGCGAAAATCGTATAACTTTAGACGAACTAAATAATGTTAAAGATTATCTAAATAAAAAGTTTTGGTTTATTAAACCCGAAAAGGATTTTACTTTAGAATCTATTTTAAAACACGTTAAACAATTAAAAGCTACTAATGGAGTTGATGCGTTTGTTATTGATGCGTGGAATAAATTAGAGCATAAGTACGGACAAAGCGAAACTAAATACATTGGCGAAAGTTTGGATAAGTTGGCTACGTTTTGCGAAGAGAACAATGTGCATTGTTTTTTAGTTGCGCACCCTACAAAGATTTTAAAGAATAAAGAAACGCAAATGTATGAAATACCAAATCTTTATAACATAAGCGGTTCAGCAAACTTCTACAACAAAACAGATAATGGATTAACAATTTACAGAAATTATCAAACTGAAAAAACAGAAGTTTATATTCAAAAAGTAAAGTTTTCGCATTGGGGCGAAGTTGGAATGTGTGAGTTTAAATATCATTTAGAAAGCGGTCGATATTTAGAAAACGAAAACGAAGATATTTATAATTGGATTAGATTTAAAAATCAATTAGAAGAGAATAAGCAAAAAGAATTTGCACAAGAGTTAAGTCCTTTTCCATTAATTAAAATGGAAGAGTTAAAAGGAGTGTTTGACGATTTACCTTATAACGATGAAGATGAAGTTCCTTTTTAATCCAACTACAAACCTATTACAAAATAGGCACGATAAAATAACTCAAAAGTTTATTGATGGAATTATTAGTTATTCAGATTACGAAAAATACGAATACCATTACAACAAAGTAAAACATTTATTTATTATAAACTTAAATTAAAAATTATGAAAACAAACAAAACAAAACAAGTATTAAATCATTTAATTGCTAACGGAAAAATAGATACTTGGAAAGCTATTGAACTTTACGGAGCAACGAGATTAAGTGCTATTATTTTCAACCTACGAAATAGAGGTTTTCAAATCAACACAATTAACAAATGTGTTTTAGACAGAAATTATAACGTATGTAATTACGCTGAATATATTTTGATAAATGATGAAAATTTATTACCTTAGTCTATGAAAATTTTAGTAGTTAAAACCATAAACGGATTTTTAAAACCAGCATACGATTCAGATAGTGATGCTTTTAAAAAAATACCAACTAATGAAATAGTAGAAATCGAATATAAGAAAAAAAGAAATATTCGTTTTCATCGTAAATTTTTTGGACTTTTAAAATTAGCATTTGAAAATCAAAGCGATTATAGAACTATGGAAACAATGCGACACGATATAATTGTAACCGCTGGATTTTATAACGAAATAGTAAATCTAATTACTGGCGAAGTTTATAAAAAAGCTAATTCAATAAGTTTTGATTCAATGGATGAAAACGAATTTAGTGACCTATACGACAAAACAAAAGAAGTTATTTGTAGTTGGTTGGGAATTTCCAATGATAGTATCGAAAATGAAATAATGCAATACTACTAACGTTTCGCAGCTACACGAGGTGCAAGGCTTCGTGACTGGATATTTTCTATTTAAGTAAAAAGTTCAATGCGAAACGGCAATTCCAATAAACCTTGCATCTTGTGTAACTGCTGTTATGCGTTCGGCTTTTTTATTAACAATTTTCAAATTATGAAATCAAATTATTTTACAATTCACAAGAATAAAAAGCCAAAAAAAGCTAAATATTCTAAACCTTATTCAAAATTACAACTCCAAAAAATGGAAGAATGCACTCAATATTTTATTAACGAAATTGAAAAACTAAAAACAAATGAAAAACATTAAAGATTTAACTGTAAAAGTAACTTATGAAGTAGGTTTGGGAGATTTAGAAATGCCAAAAGAAGTTTATAAACAATTATTAAGAGCTTCTGAACGTGGAGACGATATTAAAATGAACTCAATGAAATATTCATCTGCTGAAAGTTGGTTAAGCGAAAATATTAGAGAGCGTGATTGCATGGAGTGGAAAGTTGAAATTATCGACTTAATTTCTAACGAATCCAACGAAGCTGAAGCATAAAGTTTCTCGGCTTTGTCGCGTTGCGACTTATAAAAAACAATATTAATTTTTAAAACTAAACGAAATGAAAAACGATAATTCCACTGAACAAAGCAATGCGTCAAAACCGATGTTAGCAAATCGGCTTTTTATAGACGGCAATTTACTTAAAGAAAAAGATAATAAAGTTTTTTATAAGATATATACAGAATTTGCAGAGCCTTTAGTTTGGCAGATTGGTTTAGGATATTGGGGAACTGTTAAAAGATTTAAAAAAGTTATTAAAGAGAGAAAAATAGAGTTAGAAGTTTTAGGTAATCTTTTTGAAAATCCCGAATTATTAACGCAAACTACTTCATAAGCTGTTTGCTAACGTTCGAGTGCTTTACGTCCGTTGTGGTTAAATAAGCCTAACTTTCCTGTTATCACGAAACAAAACTGATGCAAAACAAACTTAATATTAAACCTAAACCCACAATGGCGTAAAACACTTGTTAGCCGTTCGGTTTTTAAAATCAAAAAAAAATGAAATACATAGATGATTTAAGCTTTTCTGGCATAGTTTCTTTAATAGATGGAAATGAAGAAAAAGGCGCTTCTGTTTTAGATAGTATTGCAAACGAAATGGAAGAAAATAAAAAAATAATTGAAAAATTAGAAAAAGATTTAGAGCGTGCAAAAAATAGAGAAGGTTCTTTGATTGCTGGAACACAAAGAGTAATGCAACACTTAAAAAAAGAATATCCTTTAGCTGTTCAGAGAAACGGTTATATAGTTGTTGTTACAGATAAAAACATTTCTATTGAACGCAATGTTCTGTAAACTGACGGCTAACGTTTTGCAACTACAGGTCTGTTGCGTGCAAACACAAAAATACCTTTCAGTTTAACACGGAATTGAAAGGTACAAAACAATCATTAAATTAATCACAATGTAGCAATAGCGTGTAATTGCTGTTATAAGCAGGCAAAATATGAGATTTGAAACTTTTAACACAGATCAAGAAAAAGACAAAATTGAACAAGTAAAACAACAAGTTCAAGAGATACAAAATGTTTTTGATTATAAAATTATTCCTCAAAAAAACCATACTTTATTTGAAGTTAATTTAGTTTTAAAAACTATTGAAATTGCGGAGTTTGACGAAATACCCGCAATAAAATATACAGAAGCAATGAAAGGAAATATAGTAGTACAAAAGAAAGTTACTAAAAAAGAAAACTGCGTTTACATTTCCGCACTTAATAAAAAGAACGTGTTAAAAATTCTTAAACGTGATTTTGGGATTGCTTGCTTATAACGTTCGACGGCTATACGATGGTTGGTATTAAGTAAGCCGTAATTTTTCAGATTAACACAAATTATCCCGACACAAACAAAACTTTAAATTAAACAATTAACCCAACTATTGTATAACCGTTGTTAGCAGTAGTATTTTTAAACTAAATTATTATGATAGAGCAAGATTTGTTAAATGAAATTATTCAAGACACTTCAATTGGTGGTAAATATTCTAAATTTTACGAAATGCTTCAAGAAGAATTAGATAAATATTCAGAAAAAAGAATTGAAGATATTAAGGGAACTTTAAAATATGTTTATCCTAAACTTTCAAATGAGATAGATTCTTATGATAAAATGAGAGTTTTATATGAGTATTCACTTCTTCTGTAATATTACTGGTAACGTTCGGCAGCTACACGATGCCAGCCTATGCGGTTGCGTTTATTCGGCTGGTATTGTGTAACTGCTGTTGTGCGATGGTGCTTTTAAATATTAACTTAATAAATTAAATAAAATGTCAAAAATAATAATCAAAAATCAAACTGAAATGGATGATATTTCAGTATTAACTTTAGTTCAAAGAGTTATAAAAAATGGTAGAATTTCTAATAATGGTAAACAATACTGTTATTTAACTTCTTTTGAAATAGAAAACAAAGAATATCATATCGTAACTTATTTACGTAAATGTTCTGATGTATTCACTTTTTATGCGGTTTCGTAGCATCTCGCACAACTATTGGATTGTCGCAACTAAATTATGAAAACAACTAATTATCAGATACAATATAAATTCAAATTATTTGAAAACATCGTATGTTTACACGATGGTTTTCTTTATCAATTAGAACATTGTCCAAAAAAAAGAACTAAAGTATTTAGGAAATTAACTTTTAATTCTAAAAGAAATGCTTTTTACATAAACGGACAATTAGTAACACGTAAACGATTAGGAAAATTAAAATATGCCACGTTGTAAATACCATAAAACTAAATTCGATGCTAAATACTTCAACCAAAAGTTTTGTTTATCTGACGAAGAATGTATAAAAGCATTTAACGAAAGTGTAAAACTTCAAAAGGAAAGGCAAAAAGCAAAGCAATGGCAAAAAGAAAAAAAAGAGATTAAAGAAAAGTTAATGACTAAAAGCGATTATTTAAACATTGCTCAAAAAGTTTTTAATACTTACATTCGATTAAGAGATAAAGATAAACCTTGTGTAAGTTGTGATAAACCATTAAAACCAAACGATATTAACGCCAGCCACTATTATAGTGTAGGTTCAAGTCCTAACTTACGATTTAATGAAAATAACGTTCACAATAGTTGTATCAGATGCAATAAAGAACTTCACGGAAATATAGCGGAATATTCAATAAGACTACCTTTAAGGATAGGAAAAGAAAATTTTGAACAACTTATACAAGACAGAAACAAAGCATCGTTGTATTCGATAAATGATGTTAAAGAAATTATTTCAAAATATAGGCAAAAAATAAAAGAATTAAACTAATGGCAAAACAATATCTTTTACCAATGGAAACAAAACTCAAACTAATTAAAATTGACAAAGTAACATTTGAAGAAAGTTTTGAGTTAATCACATTCCACGAATACCAAACACTAAAAAGAAACAAAAATTATTATTATAAAGCGGTGCAAGTTATTTAAAACCATTCTAAATTAACTCAAAAGTTTGGTAGTATTAAAACAATTTAGTAAATTTGATAAAAATTAAAAATTTATTAAAAATGGAAAATTTATTTCAAATCAGATTAAAGAAGTTTTTACAAGAAGAGGAAAAAGAATTTAGATTATTTAAAATGTATTATAGTAAAGCAAAGTTTGTTTGTTATGATTCACAAATATTTACATACGAAATAAAAAGAGGAAATATAACTTACGAAATATCTTTTATTTGCGATGATACATTGTTATTGAAAATGACAATCAAAGAATTGTTAAGTTTAAAAAGAATAGGTTTCTTTCAAATTAAAAAATTTGACGAAAACAAAAATTGTTTAAGTTCTAATTCAGTAGTTGAAACCATAATAGCGGAATAACTACAAATTAGCGCAAATTTTAAACGTTTCTATAACTCAAGTAATTCAGTATAGAAAATCAAAAAACGTTAACAGAGAACGCTTGTTTGAGTTTATGCAAAAATTAGAAATAAAAGAGTTTAATTTCGATAATGGTAAAATTAAAATAAATGTGAAGTTATGAAAATACAGATAGTAAATTTAGGAGGTGTTGATTATTCAGTAGAATATGAAATAAATATTTATTCGGTTCAAGACTTAAACGGAAAAGAAATTGAATTGACTGATGAGTTAGAATTAGAAATTTTAGAAAAATTATAACTATGGAAAAAACACCGATGCAAGAGTTGAGAAGTTATTTAGATGACGTGATACAAGATATGATTAACTCAAATCCAGAATATTATAGAAATGTAATTCAAGAGTTAGAGGAAGTTGATAATAAATGCATTGAACTACTCGAAAAAGAAAAGCTAGTTATTGAGTGCGCTTGGATTGACGGAAAAGAAAATAAATCTTTTGGTGATAATGTTTTCGATGACGCACAAGACTACTACAACCAAAAATTTAAACAATGAAAGAAATTTGGAATAGAACAAGTTGTATTTTACTAAATAGTAAGGACAAACTTAATGAATTAGAAAATAGCGGATTTAAAATAATTGAAGTTAAACAATATAAAAGTAGGTTTGGAGGTCAAGAAGTATCTATAATTTACAGAAATAAATATTGGTATGAAAGATTATTTAGTTAAAAACTTGCTATTGTAAAATATTTTTGTAATTTCGTTTAAATCAAATACTTAAAAAATGAAAGTAAAAGTTATAAAACCATATACAGACAAGGAACTATCTAAAAATATGGTAGTAGGCACAGAGTTTGAAACATCAAACGAAAGAGCAAAGGTTTTGATTGATAAAGATTTTTGTATAGCAGTTGAAAGAGAATTAGAAAGAGGTATTGTTATTGTTGAAAAACCAAAACAAACACGTAAACGTAAAACTAAATAATGAGATTATTTCATATATTTAAAAATAAAGGGTTATTTTGGTTTCGTTTGTGGAACTTATACGGATTTTGTATTGAAAAAAAAGATTTTGGAAGAGTAAAATTTTCAATAAGAAACGGATATAAAAAGCCTTTTGAATTATTCGGATATTATTTTACTTATTTAAAACCTTAATATGCTCCACGAACTTGTAAAACATCAATCACAATTGTTAAAAGTTGCCTATAATTTTACAGGCGATTATGATAGTGCAAACGATATTTTACAAGATGCTTATTTAAAAATTTACGATAGTGGCAAGAATTTTGATGAAATAAATGATGCTTACTTATATTTTACTATTAAATCTGTTTGGTTAGATAGTAAGAAAAAAAGCCTTACAAAAAATAGAGTTATTTTAGTTGATGAGTTCCCAAATATAATTGATGAGCAAAATACATTAATCAATTACGAAATTAAGAACTTAACAAAGTGGGAGCAGTTATTAGTTGATGCAATATGCGGTCGAGTTATAACAAACGAAAACAACGAAATCGTAAAACACATTCAAGGTACAAGTATTGCAAATCTGTCAAAAAAAACAGGAATAGAGTATAGTGTTTTATATCGAGGTTTAAAGAAAATAAAAAATAAGATATGGCTAAAGGACTTGGAGACGTAATAGCAAACATTACAACCGCAGTAGGTATTAAACCCTGTGTAAAATGTAATGAAAGAAAAGAAACTTTAAACAGATTGTTTCCTTTTAGTAAACCTTTTGAACTTACAAAGCAAGAAACTAAATTCTTAAAAGAGTTTTTTGAATGGTATAACGGATTACCAATACCAATTGAAAAGGTTAAAGACATTGAGAAAGCAGAGAAAGTTTGGTTAAGAGTTTTTAACGTAAAGACCGAAAGTTGCAAAAGTTGTGGTTCACAATACCAAACCGCATTTATTAAAGATTTAAAAAAACTATACGATGCCACGTTGGGTAACTAAAGTACATACAATTCAAGATGGTAAACTAATCGAATACTTCGGTGATTACATCGATGCAGAAACACAAGAAGAGGCAGTTAAAATAACACAAACAACAGGAAGAGGATATTTGAAAGTAACAGACCAAATGCTTGTTGAAGAAATAGAAGAGTAAAATTATGAGCGAATACAAAATAGAAAAAAATATACCAATGACTAAAGGATTAGTTCATAAAGAAATTTATCCTTTTTCAGAAATGGAAGTTGGAGATAGTTTCGCTATAAATTGTAAAACAGAAAAAGACGTATCTAATCAAAGATTAAAAGTACTTAATCAAGCAAGAAAATTTATAAATTCAACTAACTCAAAAATGAAATTCGGCACACGATTACAACCAAACAATATTATTAGAGTTTGGAGAACCTTTTAAAATTAAAACATTATGAAAAAATTATTATTATTAGCACTTTTAACCATTCCATTAATGGCGGTGCAATGTTCAGAAGATGAAATACTAGTTGCAGATTGCAATTGTGATAGGGTTGAATATCAATATGGAGTTTGGCAATTTCAACCAGACGGAATTACACCGATTTGGAGTTACAAAGAAGTAAACAGATTACCAACAAGTTTAAATTGCGATAGTGAAAGCTCAAACTATATTCCTATTGCAGGTAATAGATATTTTAAAATAGAATGTAATTAATTTGAATAATCAATTTTTTTCAAATGGAAAAAGAAAGAGGAGGCGCAAGAGAGGGCGCAGGACGTAAAAGCAAAGCAGAAGAGCAAAGTTTAATTGAGAAGTTAACACCATTAGAGCCAATAGCATTTGAGGCACTTACAAACGCTTTAAATGATGGTAAAGATTGGGCGGTTAAATTATTTTTTCAATACAATTTTGGTATGCCTAAACAAACAATAGACCAAAAAACAGAGTTAAAGATACCAACTATTGATATGAATGAATGGAAGTAAACAAACCACATTTAACAAGTTATCAAAAAGCAATATTATTTTCTAAAGCGAGGTTTACAATAACAGAGGCATCAACTAAAGCAGGTAAAACTCATTCGCATATTATTTGGTTGTTTGGTAAAGCACACGAATACGAAAGCGTACAAGGTAAAAATTATTGGTGGGTTGCTCCTGTTTATAACCAATCTAAAATAGCATTTAAAAGATTAAAAAGAAACCTCATTCAATATGGGGTTTATTCGTTTAATGAAAGTAACTTAATTATTACTTGTCCAAACGGAGCGGAGATACATTTCAAATCAGCAGACAATCCAGACAACTTATATGGAGAGGATGTTTACGCTTGTGTATTTGATGAAGCACCGAGAGCAAAAGAGGAAGCTTGGTTTGCTTTGCGTTCTACATTAACCGCAACTAAAGCACCTTGTAAAATTATTGGTAACTTTGGAGGTATTTCTAATTGGGTGCACAAACTAAAAGAGAAAGCTAAAAACGATAAAGAGTATGAGTATTTTAAAGTTACTTGTTGGGACGCAATTCGTGAGGGAATTTTGGATGAAGCAGAAGTTGAACAAGCCAAACGAGATTTACCAGAAAAGATTTTCAAAGAACTATATGAAGCAGAGCAGTCAGAGGACGAGGGACAATTAATAATGAATGAAAGTATTAGTAAATTATTTTCAAATACTCATTTAAAAAGCGGAGTTAAATATATTACAGGAGATATTGCACGTCTTGGAAAAGATAAAAGCGTCTTTATGGTTTGGGATGGTTTGCGAGTTATTGAGGTTTCAGAAATGGCAGTATCAAGGGTTGACGAAAGCGTAAATGCCATAAACGAATTAGCAAGTAAATACAATGTTAATCGTAGTAATATTATTGTTGATGAGGATGGTGTTGGTGGTGGTGTTAAAGATTATTTAAAATGTTTAGGATTTGTAAACAATTCAAAGCCATTAAAGATAAAAGGTAAAGAGGAAAACTTTAGTAATTTAAAAACTCAATGTTATTATAGATTAGCAGAGTTTATTAATCGAAATGATTTGTATGTTAATTGTGATAGTAAACAAGAACGTTTATTGTCGGAGGAATTAGAAATGGTTAGATTATCAAAAGAAACTGATGCAAATAAAATTTCATTATTAAGCAAAGACGAGATAAAAAAGAAAATAGGCAGGTCACCCGATTACTCCGATGCATTAATGATGCGAATGTATTACGAGTTAAACACAAACAAAGGAAAATATTATACAGGGTAATTGTAAAATTATCCTTTTTTTTCGTTATATAAGTATGATAATAGATAATAAGTTTGAAATAGAAGATGTTGTTTTTTTAATAACGGATATTGAACAGCGACAAAGATTAGTTACGGGTATTCAAATATCTAAAAATAGTATTATTTATAGACTTGCAGAGGGTACTAATGATAGTTGGCATTACGATTATGAAATAGCTACGGATAAAAATTACAATATTTAAGATGAGAATAGAAGTGCCAACATCGTTAGAACAAATAACTATTAAGCAGTTCCTTAAATGGAAACACGCAACAGAGAATAGTTCAGAGGAGTTTTTGCCTTTTCAGTTAGTTTCAATCTTTTGTAATATTGAATTGAACGAGGTAATAAGAATACCATTAAAACAATTTGAAGAGATTATATTTACAATAGGTCAAGCGTTAGAGGAAACACCAAAACACGTTAGACGTTTTACTATGAATGGAATTGATTACGGATTCATTCCAAACTTTGATAATGTAACGACTGCGGAATATGTTGACCTTGACACCTATATTGATACTGATGTATTAAAAGCTATGATGGTAATGTATAGACCGATTGAAAATAAATTTGGTAAAGACTTATACAACATCAAAGAGTACAATGGTACTGATGGTTTTGAAATAATGAATGATGCTCCTGCAAGTGTATTTTTAGGTGCAAAGGTTTTTTTTTGGAATTTAGGGACGGAATTAAAGAATTATATTCCTCAATATTTGGAGCGAGTGACAACGGAGGAGGAGAAAACTATTTTAGCCAAAAATGGGGTTGGTATATCTCAATTGACGCAGTTGCTGGAGGAGATAGATTTAAACACGATGAGGTTTACAAACTCACAATATATCAATTCTTAACACATTTAGAGTTTTTACAAGACAAAAACAAAGAGGAGATAAGACAAATTAAAGCAAATGAGAAACGCAGTTAGTAATTGTTTAGAGTTATTAGTAGGATATTTAAACGAGGATATAGATGTAAATACTATTACTATATTTCAAACTGATGACGATATAGATTTTAATAAAAAGAACATTTATAATTTAGTTAATATTGGAATAGTATCGAGTAACTTTGAAACTAAAACAATTGGTTTTGAAGTACTATTTATTACGCAACGTGATGACGTTAAAACAACGATTACAAACAAATTAGAGGGTAACGATAATCGAGTAGATAACATTCAATGTGCGCACTCTGTATTAAATAATTTGGTTAAGAAGTTACGTTTATTGAATAATGATTTTGATATACAATTTATTAGTGCAACCGAGCCACAAATATTTTTTAAAGCGTATACTAACGGAATGGATGGAATGACTATTGAAATCGTTTTACAATATCCTGATAACGATACAAATGTTTGTTGTGATGGATGCTAACGATGAATTAAATAAAACACTTTCTAAATTTACAAAGTTTGTAGTTCAACAAAGTAAAAGTAACTTAACACGAACTGATAAAAATGTAAAAAAGAAACTTTATAATTCAATCAAAGGTGATTCGGTTGTAAATAAAAACTCAATTGGTATTTACTTTGAAATGGAAGAGTATGGAGAGTTCCAAGACAAAGGAGTTAAAGGTAAAAGCAGTTCAGCAAAAGCACCTAATAGTCCGTTTCGATTTGGAAGTGGTACAGGTAAAAAAGGCGGTTTAACAAGTGGAATATTAGAGTGGGTTAAAGCAAGACGTTTCCAATTTAAAGACAGGGAAAGCGGAAAGTTTATGAGTTATGAAAGTACCGCATTTTTAATTACTCGTTCAATATATCAAAAAGGAATTAAACCGAGTTTCTTTTTTAGTAAACCATTTGAACAAGGATTTAAAAAGTTACCCGACGAAGTTATAGAAAGCTACGGATTGGATTTAGAAAAATTAATGAAACAAAGTTTAAAAGTATGAATTTATTTTATTGTCGAACGCCATTTATAATTGAAGTTGATGCGGATGTTTCGCAAATAGCAACAAAAATAGAGTTGTTTATTTGGAATTTAGGAGCAACCGAACCAACAACACCAACGCATATAATTGAAAAGGAAATTTTCACACCTACTCAATACAAAGGAAAATATAATATTAGTCCATTTGTAGCTGATAAAACAAGTAACACTAATCGAGTTGTTAACGTTAAAGTAAAAAAATATTATAAACTTGTTACTGATTGGATTCTTGATGAGGAGTTGGAATATGTAAGTGCCTATGGATATGTAAATGGTGATATTAATTTACCTACTACTTTAATTGCCGAATACGATAAACGTTATTTTAGACCTAACGATTTTATAGTATTTGGTTCTTTAATTCCTAAAATTGATGTGGTATTTGATTTTGATTTATACACTACTTTAAGAGTTGTTTATACAAGTAGTTTAGGAACTGATTTTGTAGATTATACAGGCACAGGAGTTGAATTAGTTCAAGTGCCTTTAACAATAGATAACGCTTTTTTTATTGATAGTAACCAAGTGCAACTACAAATATTTAACGGAACGGATTACATACCATACGAAACGTATAACGTTGAAAATGTTTGTGAGCCTAAATTTACACCTTTTGTAGTTTCTTTTATAAATTCGAGAGGTGGCTTATCTAAATTAACATTCTTTAAAAAGTCAACAATAGGTAACGAAGTAAAAGGTACTGATTACAATTTACAAGGATTAAAACAATCTTTAAATATTAATGGAACGCAAAACGTAAAACTAAATACAGGTTGGGTTAATGAGGGAATAAAGTTGTTGATTAAGGAATTATTGTTAAGCGAGTACGTACATTTAATAAGTGCCGATACTATCACAGATGGCAAAGCAGTCGTTAAAACTTCATCATTCATTGAAAAGACAAACCTAAATGATAAAGTAATTAATTACGAAATTGATTTTGAATTGTCAACACCATTAATTAATAACTACGTATGAGTGTAGAAATTTACATAAAAGTAAACGATAAATATAAACGAATTGATTTGTTTAAAGACGAAACAATTTCGGTAAATAGTTCTATTCAAAATATTAACGATTTATCGAAAGTCTTTACAGATTTTTCGCAAAGTTTCACTATTCCTGCAAGTCCAAACAATAATATTATTTTTAACTATTGGAATGATAACGGAGTAGTTAACGATGCATTCGACCACCGCATTAGATACGATGCTAAAATCGAACTTGATACTATTCCATTTCGTAACGGACAAATACAAATTGAAAAAGCAAACGAGAAAGCAAACGAAATAGAAAGTTTTACGATTACTTTCTATGGACAAGCAAAACAATTAAAAGACTTATTCAAAGAAGAAGAGTTGTCTGTTTTAGATTATTCAAGTTTAAATCACCCGTATAGTTATAGTGAAGTAGTAGGGCGTATCGATGGTTCTATATTAGACGATGTTCGTTATCCAATTATAAACCCAAATCGTAGGTATGAGTATTTAACAGGAAGTGCAAACGATGTAACAATTGGAGGTGCTTTAAATCGTTCGGTTGTATTCTCTGATTTATTTCCTGCAATACCTGTTTCAAGAATATTCGAGTTTATCGGTAATAGGTACGGAATTACTTTTGAGGGTTTCTTTTTAAATACAACCTACTTTACAGATTTATATTTGTATTGTAAGAATAGCGAAAACACGATTAATTACACACCGCCTGTTAAGATTAATTGGACAAGTGTAAGTGCTACGTTTCCAGAACTTGATTTAACTAATGACACCTATTTTGCGAAGTTTAGTTTTCAAAGTGGCGCAATAGTTGACTATCAAAAAACAGGAATAATTGTAACACCAACAAATCCAGCAATACAATATAAAGTAGTTGTTAGAATTTATGATAATACTGCATTTGTTAATGGTTCGATATTTACAACCTTTAACGGATTAGTAGGTACGCAAACGTTATTATTTGTGGATTGGTGGAGAAACGGAGCGGAAAATATACAAGGCAAATTTACATTTGAAGTTGAAAGCGCAACACCGATGACATTTTCAGCAGAAATGGTTAACGTTAAATATAGGTTTGCAAGTGGAATAACTTCTGAAACACGTAGAGGATATTCAACATCGCAAACAACCGCAAACGAAATAAACATACAAACTTATTTACCTAAAATAAAAGTAGTTGATTTCGTTATGGGAATTATTAAAATGTTTAATCTTACTATCATACCAAAAGGCGTTAATAATTTTGAACTTGCACCGCTTGACCTTTACTACGCATTTGGTAAATATACAGACATAACGCCTTATGTTGTAACAGATAGTATTGATATTAATAGACCGAAGTTATTTAAGAAATTATCGTTTATGCACGAAAAAAGCGAAAACATTTTAAACAACGCTTTTAGAAATTTATTTAATCGTGAGTATGGAGATTTAGAGTATAGCGATTTATTAAGCAATGAGAGTTCGAGTTATGAAATTAAAAGTCCGTTCGAGAATGTAATGTTTGAGAAAACAACAGGATATAATTTTGTTACTGCATCGTTAATCGATAAAGACCAAAACGCATATAAGCCAAAACCTATGCTAATGTATATGAACGAGGGCGTAGTTTTACCAACACCGATTAAATTCTTTGATGATACTAACTATAACAACATTTCAACATATCGAAAGTTTAGTAATGAGTTAATAACAGGTAGTACAATAGCGTCGTTAAATTGGGGAGAGGAGCAAAGCGTAAACAATCCCAACGCATTAGCAACAAACGGACTATTCTTTTTATGGTATAAAAATTATATTGGTGGGCTTTATGACATTCGATGCAGGATTTTAAACTTAAAAACAAAAATTCCTGTTACAATGTTATCCGATATTAAGCTAAACGATAGGATAATTTACAAAGATAAGAAATATACTATCAATAATTTTAGTTCAAATCTAACAAATGGCGAGGTAAATTTTGAATTAATTACAGATTTTAGACCTGTAGAGCAACCATTTGCGCTAAAAACACGATATAATTTAAGTGCGGATGCGCAAACAATTGAAACAACATTTTTTATTGGTAAAAATGATTCATTTAGATTTAAGTATAATGGTGTTACTTCAAGTTTTTACAATGAAGATACTACATTAAAAAATAATGTTACGCAAAATAGAACAGGAAACGTAAAACAAACGCAAATAGAAATAGATTATTACAACAACGGAGCAGTAACATCAACTCGATTTATCGACATAATACAAGAACCATAATGATAGGAATTATTATAAAATTGCTACAACAAGACGACTTTCTAAACGTCAGCAAAAATGTAGAAATAGCAAAAGGTAAGTACGAATTACCAAAAGATTTTAAAGGTTTAAAAAATAAAATAAAAAGACAATGGCACTCAAAAAGGTAATTGAAATTGATGTTGACGTATTAAATGCGCAAGGTGGAATTGCCTCGTTGGGTAAAACATTTGAAGACGTAGAAAAAAATACCAAATCTTTAAAAGCACAATTAAGGGAAGCTATAACAGAAGTTCAGCAAATGAATGAGAAGTTTGGCGAAACTTCAAAAGAAGCTATTAACGCTGCTAAACGTGCAGCAGAATTAAAAGATAAAATTGAAGATGCTAACGATGCAGTTCAAGCGTTTAAAGGCGAGGGAACTTTCTTAGCAACATCAAAAGCATTATCATCAGTTGCAAGTGGTTTCGGAGCGGTGCAGGGTGCGATGGGATTAATTGGAGTTGAAAGTGAAGACGTGCAAGAACAACTTTTAAAAGTTCAATCCGCAATGGCTTTAGCTGATGGTTTGGCAGGATTAGAAGATGCAGGGCGTTCGTTTAAACAATTAAAAGCGGTTGCTATTGATGCTTTTAAAGGAATAAAAACAGCTATTGGTAGTACAGGAATTGGTTTATTAGTTATTGCATTAGGAACTATTTATGCTTATTGGGATGATATTAAAGAAGCGGTTAGTGGAGTTAGTGAAGAGCAAAAGAAACTTAATGCAGATAGTCAAAAAAATGTAAACTTACAAAATGAAAAATTAAAAACAATAGGCGCTCAAGATAATATTTTAAAACTTCAAGGTAAAAGTGAAAAAGAAATATTAGCTATTAAAATAAAACAAACTGACGAGGCTATTTTAGCTACTGAAATAAATCAAAAAAATCAAATACAAACAAATAAGTTAGCTGTTCAAGGAGCGCAAAGAAACTATGAACTTCTTAAATCTTATATTGATTTTGTTTCAACTCCTTTAAGATTTTTATATAAAACAGGTGCAGAATCTATTAATGGTATTATTGATTTATTAAATAAAATTCCTGGCATTAATATAAAAAGTAAGTTAGACGAAACATTAGGAGATAAAGCTGTAGATTATTTAGCTAAATTAGGATTTGACCCTGAACAAGTAAAAGCAGATGGAGAGGCAACAATTAAAGAAAGTCAAGAAGCATTAACTAAATTAAAAAACGACAGAGCAGGATATAGATTAGCTATTAATGAAATAAATCTACAAGAGGCTAAAGATAGCAAAGCAAAGGCAAAAGAAATAGCGGACAAAGAAATAGAATTAGCAAAGCAAAAAGCCGAAGCATTAGAACGTATTAGATTAGGCGAAATAAATACAGAGGCGGAACGTAGAGCAGAGGAAATAAGACAAGTACAGGAACAATATAGATTATTAATTGAAGAAGCTAATAAATACGGACAAGACACAACCGCTTTAAAAGAAGCGCAACGTACAAAAGAAAAAGAATTACAAGATAAGTTTAAAGCAGAAGATGAACAAAGAGAATTAGATTATTGGGCTAAAGAAGCTGAAAAATCTATTGCAAGGAATGAGGAAGCGAAGAAGAAAAGAGAGAAAGTAGCAGCTGAAGAAATTGAATTTGAAAAAAATAAAGATAGTGTAATTGCAAAATCAAAAGAAAATCTTAATAATATAATTCAAGGATTAGAGGCAAGTGGATTAGCAAAAACTAAAGCAGGTCAAGTTATATCAAAAGGAATAGCTTTAACACAAATTGCTATTGATTCAGCAGTGGCAATATCAAAAGCAAGTACTTTAGCAAATGCGGAAGGTGTGGCGGCACAATTAGCTTTTCCTTTAGTTCCTGGAATTGGTACAGTTGCAAGAGTTTTATCTTATGCATCAACAGGATTATCAGTTGTTTCAAATATAGCAAGAGCAAAACAATTATTGTCTGGTAGTGGAGCTAGTGGTAGTGCGTCTTCAAGCTCAGGTTCAACAGGCGGAGCTGGTGGCGGTGGTGGAGCACCAAGTCAAGCACCAACATTTAATGTAGTAGGTAATGCAGGAGTTAATCAAATAGCGACTACTTTAGGTAAAGAGCAACCTCCTGTTCAAGCGTTTGTGGTTTCTAAACAAATGACAAACCAACAGGAAATGGATAGGAATATTGTAAAAAATGCTACTTTGTAGAAATAAAAAAAACTCCAAGCTACTATTGTTCACAAGGAGTTTTTAAGTGTAAAAATAGAAATACACAGGCAGGACAAATATATAAATTATTATTTAATCTACAATAGATAAATGTAATTTATATTGATTACAAATAGTATCGGTTTAGTTAAATCGGTTTAAACCTTAAACCTGTAATAAAAAAAACTTACAAATAAAAAGCAAAGATTTTAATTTAATTTCGTTATAGAGTTATGGAAACGTATTTAGTAGATTTTAACCCAGAAGAAAAAAGAGGGGTTTTCGGTTTCGCATTAGTAAAAGAACCTGCAATTGAAGAGGTTGGAATATACCTATCTAAAGAGGAAGAAATTGTAATGCTAAAAGAAATTGAAAAGGGCTTGTTAATGACACCTGTTTTAATTCCTAATCAAAAAATATTAAGAGTTTCGCAAAGTGGCGAACCATATAATATTATGTTTCCAAAAGAAACAATTGAACTTGCACAAAGACATTTTCATATTAACGGACATCAAAGTAATAGTAATTCAGAGCATACCGATTTAAAGTTAAACGGAGTTACAATTGTAGAAAGTTGGATTAAGGAATTTGAGCAAGACAAATCGAATGAGTACGGATTTGATTTACCTATTGGAACTTGGTTTGCAATTATGAAAGTTGAAAATGAAGAGGTAAGAGAAAAAATTAAAAGCGGAGAAATTAAAGGAATTTCTATTGAGGGAGAGTTTAAATTAAATAACTATAAAATGAGTAAAGAAAATGAAATTTTAAAAGGGATTAAGTCCTTGCTTGGCATAGAAACCGAAAAGGTTGTAGAGTTAAGCACAGAGCAACCGATAGTTGAGCAACCTAAAGAAGTTGTTAAATTGTCGATTGATGCGCCTGACGGAAAATATACAGGCGAAGACGGAACAACATTGGTTTTAGTTGGTGGCGAAGTTACGGAAGTAATGAAAGCAGAACCAAAGACAGAGGAAGAGCCAATGGATATGGAAGCACAATTGAGCGCTTTTAAAAACGACACTTTAGTAGCAATCGGTAAAATGATTGAGGCTAACAATGTAAACCTTAAAGCAGAATTTCTAAAAGCAACTGAAATAACTTTGAGCGCACAAACAGCATCGAAACCAGAGACAAAAGAGGTTAAAGAACCTACTAACGCATTTGAAAAATTCAGACAACACAACAAAAGATTTAAAAACTAAAAACAAATAAAAGATGAGTGGAATTACTTATACAGGGGCGCAAATCCCTACAGACTTTAAAGAGGATATCATTGCTGAAATCCTTTTCAGAAATGAGACAATTGAAAAAGGATTGGTTTCTTTTGAAACAGGAATAAAAGCAGGTCGAGTTATTACAGAAAACATTAACTCTGTAACTATGCAGGCGTGGAGTGTTAATCCAACAGGTTCAGAAGCAGGAGATATTGGATTAGAAGATACAGTTGTTACACCTGTAAAAGTTGAATTTATTGACAAGTTTACACCAGACGATTTACGTTCAACTCGTTTCAATAGAGATATGAGACCAGGCGCAATTAATGACGTTTCAGACGAATTTAATAGATTGGTTTTAAATGGTGTTGCTCCTTTAATTTCTTTAGATGCAGAGAATAAGTTTTGGAATGGCGCAACTGCCGCTACACAAACTGCGGTTGCAGCTTTAACAGCAGGCACAGGTCAAACGTCAGTAGGTGCTGCGGAAAAAACTTTAGTTGCAGCAATGCCAACTACTTTATTTGATTCATTAACTGCAAAAATGATTTATAATAAAGCAGCAGTTGGAAAAAGAATTAAAGTTGCAGGAACTACTTTAACATCTACAAATATTGCTACTGAAATGGCAAAGGTTTACAACGCTATTCCGAATGAAGTTTTGGCAGGTGCTGAAAAACCATATATCTATGCTCCAAGAAGTGTTAAAAAATTAATTAATAATTTCAATTTAGCACAAACTTATAGAGACACGTTTAGTGTTGATTTAGCAACAGGTAAATATTTCTATTTAGATGTAGAAATTGTATTTGTACCTTTAGCTGATAATGTAATTATAGCAGGTGTACCGAGTAACTTTATGTGGTGTACTGATTTAATGGATGACTATGCAAACATTAATATTGCACCTTATCCAGCGCCGAGAAAAGATTACTTCTATGATGTTATCTTTACAATTTTTGCACACGTTGTAAATCAAAAATTCAACGTTCTTTACGTAGGATAATTATTAACATAACCGCCTTTTAATTAAGGCGGTTTTTAAAACATATCGAATATGGCTTGTGATTTAGGTAAAGGAAAAAAAATTGTATGTAAAGACCAAATGGGCGGAATTAAAGCGTTATACTTCGCTAATTTCGACGCATACGGATATACAATAGCAAATGAAATAGTTACCGCTTTAGGAACTTTAGCAGAGGTTTTCAAGTGGGAATTAAAAGGCACGACAAACACGTTAACACAAACTCCAAACGTATCAAGAGACAACGGAACAGCTTTTTTTAATCAAGTTGTTTCAGCAACGTTTCCAAAATTAGATGCAGAAACTCAACAAGAGTTAAAACTAATGATGTACGGCAGACCGCAGGTATTTGTGGAGGACTACAACGGAAATATATTTTTATGTGGTGTTGAAAATGGAATGGAAATGACTGCAGGAAGTATCGTTACAGGTGGGGCAGGTGGAGACCTAACAGGATACACAATTGAGTTAACAGGAACTGAAAAACTTGGCGCACCATTTTTAAATTCATCAATGAAAACTGCATTATTAGCATTAGTATCAAATGAAATAATCGGGGAGGTGTAAGTAATTTCTATTTTTTTAAAAGCTATGATTAAATTCATAGCTTTTTTTTTGCAAAAAAATCAAACTTTTTCGTTATGTATATATGAAAGTATTTAATTCAAACAATTTAAACCATACTTTAAAAGTAGTTCCACGTTTATACGTCGAAAACATTACTTTAACAATACGCCACGAGTTAACAGATACTAATACTACAATTGAAAATATAACATCGTTTAAAGATAACGGATATTTAAGACTTGATTTTGATTTTGAATTTAAAGATGGTGGAAGTTATGAAATTGTATGCAGAAATAACAACGATTTAGTTTGGAGAGGTAAAGCATACGCAACAACCGAAACCGATTTAGAAAATTATAAACTATTATGAGTAAACCAAATATAGAAATTATTAAATTATCAAGTTATGTAAGACCGCAAATCGTTGAAAAAAACAACAATGATTGGGTTTTAAATGGCGAAAATAACGAGTTTTACCAATATATTATCGACAGATATAACGGAAGTCCAACAAATACAGCTATTATTGATTCGTATAGTCGTATGATTTACGGATTAGGTTTAAATATTGATATACCTTTATTTAATAAAAAAGAAGTACGTAAAATCGTAAAAGATTTTGAAATGTTTGAAGAGGCATCTTTTGAAATTATTTACAAAGGTGGTAAACCTTTAAAAATAGTTCATACACCTAAAGAAAAACTCGCACCCGAAAAAGCAAATGACGAGGGGAAAATAACAGGATATTACTATTGTTATGATTGGAGCAATCAAAGAAAATATCCGCCTAAAAGAATTGATGCTTTCGGCTTTGGTAAAGGCGGTAATCGTAGCGAAATATTTGTAATTAAGGATTATCAAGTAGGGCAATTTTATTTTTCAAATCCAAGTTACGTAAGTGCTTTGCAATATGCAAAAGTAGAAGAGGAGATTTCAAACTTTTTTATTAACCACGTACAAAATAAATTTATGGTTTCAACTATCATAAATTTAAACAATGGTATTCCTGAAAGTGAAGATGATAGAGCAAAAATATCAAGAGAATACAAAGGCGGAACAACAGGGACTAATAATGCAGGTGTGGTTGTTGTAGCTTTTAACGATAGTAAAGAAAACGCAACAACAATAGAGCAAGTACAGATAGTTGACGCTTATCAACAATATGAGTTTTTAAGTCGTGAGGCACAACAGAAGTTAATGGTTGCGCATAAAGTTGTATCGAGTGCAATTTTAGGAATAAGTAACGCAACAGGATTTTCAAGTAATGCAGAAGAAATCGAAACCGCATTTAATGAAACTATGTTAAATGTTATTCAACCAAAACAGGAAATAATTTTAGATGCTTTTCAAGAGGTTTTCACTTTAGCAGGAGGTAAAGAAACTTTAGAGTTTGTTCCATTAAGACAAGCGAAAACAGACGAGGCGAAAAGTGGCGAAGATAACGCAATTCTAACACCTGAGCAACAAGCAATATCAGACGCTAAAATAAGTTATAACGGAGCGCAAATTGCAAGTGCTATTGATATTTTTGCAAAAGTAAAAGAGGGTATTTTAACAACAGAACAAGCAATAGTATTTTTAGTTCAATTCTTAAACATAGACGCAAGTGTCGCAGAAACTCTTTTTACAAGTGGCAAAGCACCAATTGAACAATTGGCAATGCTTTCTAAAGTTCAATTACAAAACCCAATTGCAGAACCATTAATTGAACTTGGCGAGGACATCGACGAGAACGAGTGGGAATGTATAGACGAAACCGCAATTAGTGGCGAACCACAACTAACTGAAACCGCTTTACATTTAGCAAAAGTACCGAGTTCGTTTCCAAACGCAACAAGTGAACAAGACACAAGTCTTTTCAAAATTCGTTATCAATACGCAGGAGCAAAAGAGGGCGAAAGAGATTTTTGTAATAAAATGATTTCAGCTAATAAAGTATATCGTAAAGAGGATATTGAATTAGCAGGTAGTAAGGTAGTAAATGCAGGATTAGGATTAAAAGGAGCAGATACTTATTCTATTTGGTTATACAAAGGCGGTGTTAATTGTAAGCATTTTTGGATGCGTAAAATATATTTAAGAAAAAACAATACTTCAATATCTGTTAACGATGCTAAAAAAATGATTTTAGATTTAGACCCTGACAAACGTAAAGATGCAAAGTTTCAAGAGAATAACCCTTTAGTGGCACAACCTGCACAAGCAAGTAATAATTATTTTAAAGCAGAGTAAAATGGTAATACTATTAACAGATAACGACATAACAAAAAACACTCCTTTAGGTGGTAACATCGACACGGACAAACTACGTCAGTGTATTTTAGATGCACAAGCTACAAGGTTGGAGGAACTTTTAGGAGAAACCTTATATAACAAGATAGAAACCGACTTTGAAAACGACGATTTACAGGATTTATACTTAACTTTGTATAATGATTACATAAAACCTTTTTTAATTCAACAGAGCGCAACGGAATACCTAAAAATTGGTGCTTTTAGCATTGCTAATAATGGTATAACAATTCCAACACCTGCAAATACAACCGCAGTAAGTGAGCAAACGCTATCAAGATTAGTAAACGAGCGTAGATTAGTAGCGGATATGTACGCTGAAAGAATGAAAAAATGGTTATGTAAAAAGCAATTACCAGAGTATGTTACAAGTTCAGATGCAATAGTTAATCCACAAAGAGCAAGTAATAGCGGTTGGTATTTACCAAAAAGTACAATAACAGAAGATGAATACGTATTATGGCATCAATTAAGAAAACGAATGTAAAACAAGAAATTAACATCGAGAAAATCGAGTTATATTTAAAAAAGCAAGAGCAAAATGATAGGAATATTAAACCTACAAGCACAACGAAACGCAACGTTTAACGAAGTACCTTTTGAGATTTTAATTGATAGTGTGCCTTTAGATTTAACAGGTGCGGTTATACGTATGCAAGTAAAAAAAGATGCGTGTTCAAGTGCAGTGCTAACACTAACAAGTGTTGGAAGTGCAGGAATTACGATAACAGATGCAGTTAACGGACAATTTAAAATCAATGAGCAAATTATTGATATACCAACTTGTAACTATGAGTATGATATTAAAATTACTTTAGCAAGTGGCGAAGTTGATTATTATGTAGGGGGTTTATTTCAAGTTGTTAAAACAATTACAAACTAATGGAGCAGGTAAATATAAATGTTACTAAAGTTGAGAAGGAAGTTACAATAAATGCAACGCCAAACGTTACACAAATTATTGTTACAACTCAAAGCGGGGGCGGTGGTGGAATACCCGACGCACCAAACAATTCAAACGCTTATGTTAGGAGTGCTTTGTCTTGGGTTGTTGGATATACTAAAACCGCTATTGATAATTTGTTGAATTTAAAACAAAATTTATTAGTATCGGGAACAAATATTAAAACAATTAACTCCGAAAGTATTTTAGGAAGTGGTAACATTGATATTATTGGTGGTTCTACTAATGCAGATGACATTACAGAAACCGCAACGAGAGTATTTGTAACGCCAGCACAAGAAAGTTTAATAAATACTGCTATACAACCAAGCGATTTAGGAGCAGTAGCAACATCAAATGATTATAATGATTTAGATAATCTACCAACTATTCCAAGTATAAGCGGATTAGCAACTGAAAGTTATGCAAATGCAAAGGTAGAAGATACAATAGTAAATGACGTTACAGACAAAGCACCAAGTCAAAATGCGGTTTTTGATGCTTTAAGTTTAAAAGCCGATAAGTCAACAACACCAATAATTTTAAAAAATAACTTCACTCCAAACACGCTAACTGCTCCTGTTGCAACTGAAGCTATTGTCGATAATTATGATTTAGGAGTTGGATTTTTAGCAGTTGGAGAAAGTTTGAATTTTGAAGCGGTAATTACTAAAAATACATCTGTTAATGGTACTATACAATCTTTTTTGTATCTATCAAAAGTAAGCAATTCAATTTCTGTAACAGATGCGGTTAAAATTGCAACAAGTAGTTCTTTAGGTGCTGGTGGTGGTTCTGTTAATTTTGAACGTATCTTTCACAGACGTACATCTTCGATTTTATCTTGTAGGATAGCTGGTACAACTGCTGCATCAACTGATTTTGCTTCATTAAATAATCTTGCTCAAAACATTATAAACGACGTGAATTTGAACGATTATAGATTTTTAATAGTTGCTTCAACTTACACAGGTACTACTGGTCCAAACACAATGCAAACAAACATCATTTTAACTAAAAATCCAGTTGTATAATGGCAAAATATTTTAAAATAAAAGACAATGAAACGTTGGATTTGTTTATTGTAAGTTCAGATGAACAACCAGAGAATAGTGTTTTGGTAACTGCTGAAAATTCAAATTTCATAAAACCAAAAGCAAATTCTATTGTTTTCACAGAAGTAGTTGAAGGAATTACCGAAGAAGAAATTACCGAAATAAACAATCAGAAAATCGAAGAATTAAACCAACTTCAATTTCAAGAACTTTCAAGAACAGATTGGTCGTACATTCGTGAGAGAGAGTTGGGTATTGAAGTACCAATTGAAATAGTAGAAGAACGTAAAGCAATAAGAGAAAAATTTCACAACTTAAAACAACAATTAAAATGACACAAGCAGACGTTTACATCGTATTTACGACAGATCCAAAAGAGGAGCAAATCGAAAAATTAAAAGAAACTTGCGAAAGTTTAGGTTTAACTTTAGAGATTGGCGCACCAAGACCAAGAGATTAAATGAAACTATCAAAATTAAATAGAATTTTAAGCTATACATCGTTATTATTAATGGTGTATAGTTTGTTTTGTTTAAGTTTGAATAATAACGAATGGTATAAGAAAAATTGGCAAATAGTTGATTATTGCGACATTCCTTTCTACGTTTTAGCTTTTATACATTTTTTATTATATTGGCGTAAATACACATTTAATGCGAAGGTTTATTTTAGTAGCGTAGTAATTTATTTAGGTTTTAAAGTATTAGACAATTACATTTTATTTAATTTTAAATCATTTGTTTTTTATAATATTTTAATTTTAGTAATTTTACCGATAACCATAATTTTAGATAATAATAGGAATAGATGAGCAAAGAGCAATTTGATAAATTAGTTAGTAAATGGATTAGTAGAAAATTACTTGTTTTTCTTATATCCTCTTTTTTCCTTATTTTTGGACTTATAACCAATGTACAATGGATGTCAATTGCTATGCTTTATATAGGAGTTGAAACATATTTAAATAAATAAAAATGAACCCAGATTTAGCAAAAGTAACCGCAGAAATAGAACGCATAAGACACCACCAAGATTTACAAAAGAAAGTAAATGAAGAAAACACTAAAACACTAAACGATATTAAAAACGCTTTAGTAGGTAGTGATTTGAATGGTAACAAAGGAGTTGTTAAACAATTAACCGAAATTGATAACCGGGTAGAAGACCTTGAGGAGTTCAAAGGAGAGGTTAATATTTACGTTAGACAAGCTAAATTTGTTATTGGTGCAATGGTTGTAATTCTTTTAGGTATCTTTGCTAAACTATTTAATTTGAAGTAATTATGGACAACGTAACAATTGACAGAATAAAACTAATGCACCCTGATAAAAGGGATTCATTAAGACAGATTTATATTAACATCAATAATCAACTTCCTAAAGGCGTTAGATTACGTTTTACACATACTTTAAGAACTATTGAGGAGCAAAATTACCTATATAGTCAAGGGCGTACACGTGGCGGTTCAATAGTTACCAATGCTAAAGGCGGTCAATCAATACATAACTACGGATTAGCTTTTGATATTGTTATTTTATTAGACGAGGATAACAACGGAACATTTGAGAAAGCGGTTTGGAACGGAACACATTTTAATTTTGTAGTTAAGGAATTAGAAAAGTTAGGTTTCGAGTGGGGAGGTCGTTGGAAGTTTAAAGATGCTCCACATTTTCAATACAAAAAAGCAAACGGAACAAGTTTTAAATGGCAAGAATTAAAAGCGTTATTAGATAGCGGAAAATTAATTAAAAATAATAGTGTGAATTATCCAATTATTTAATATATTTACACTTTCATAATAATTTTTGTTGGTTAATTAATTAAAGCGTATCAGAAATGGTGCGCTTTTTTTGTGTATTAAAATAAATTGTTTATATTTGACAAATCAAGAGCAACCCTTCTAAAGTTGATTTCTGATATTTAAACCACTTCTAACGAGGTGGTTTTTTTGTCACATATATATGCTATAATTGTGACAGAATTACTATATTTGCATCAATAGTAATTGTTACGCCTCTCGGCTTTAAATGAAGCGCACCAATACAATTCTAATATAGGTTAAATCGTAAGCCAAAACGATAAGAACAACAAAGCAACTCGAAGTACAAGGGTTGCTTTTATTATTTAGATTAATTGTAAATTTCAATCCATTGTTGTAGGTGTTATTTTTATCGTTAATTTTGTTATTATTAATTTAAACAAATGAGATTATGATAAAAGTATTAAAAGAAACATCGATTAATTTTAAAGAACTTGAAAAACTAAATAGTTACTTAAACGAAAATGGTATTAAATTACATCAAACAGTTTATAATGGTATTATTTATTATATAAATGGTAAATTTTACAAATATTATATCGAAGGACAATATCCTGAGAGTTTGCCATCATTAATTGATGGTAAATATGTTGAGTGTGATTCTAATGGAAATACAGATTATTACAATTAAAAAATAACTAACCTATGACACCCGAATTACGCACCTAGTTAATTTCGTTTTTACTTCTAATAGAAACGAAATTTTTAAAACCCAAAGCAGATGAACTGATTGAGAAACTAAAAAAAGAATAGATATGTTACAAGGAAAAGCAAAAGAGGAGTTTGAGAAGTGGATATTAAACAATCCGCAAGGACACGATTCACAAAGAATGATTAAAATATATAATCAAAAAGATTTATTTATTAGTTATGTTGGAATTGGCAAAACGCTTTTAAACGCACTTATTATCGAGTGGTTTGATAGTGTTGGCTGGTATATAAATTTTAAAAGTAAATTTGGACAAAGAAAGCAAAAAGAAGTATTTATGTTTTACATAAAAAACTATAAATCTGATTTTTTATACACTTCAAGAGCAGAAGTTCAAAGAGAGGCAATTATTAAAACAAATGAATTAATAAATAAATCTTTTGAAAAAAAGCAGTAGAAATTTTTAACCAATTAAATAAATAATTATGAATGTAGAAATTTTACAAAAATTCCACAACGATAGTATTGAGGATTTTGAGTTTAAAATAAATAAAAGAGTTAATCAACTTGAAGATAGTTTTGATATAATTCATATCAAAATTAGTAACTTTAAAGACACATTAATTTGTACGTTAATTTATAGAAAACAACTAATAAAAAAAGTTAAAAAATGAAAACTAAACTAATACTACTATCCGCACTTTTATTAATAGGGTGTGGTTCAAGAAAAACTCAACAAACCAAAACCGATGTAACTACTAAAGAGGTAACTACTGATAATTCAGTAATTGAAACGAAAACCGATAGTAACTTAAAAGTTACCAATAATACAGAAACCAACAAAGAAACTGGAGAAGTTACAGAAACGGAAACTTTAGAGCCTATTGACAATACAAAACCAGCTACTTATGTTGACGAAAATGGTAAAAGTCAAAGTTTAAACAACACTAAAAAGACAAAAACCAAAACAACACGTAAAACGAACGAAAAAACAAAAGCTAATGCAAATGTTGTTGAACGAAAAAAAGTAGCTGAAACGATAAAAAAAGATATAAAAACAAAGTATAAAGCGAAAGTTCAAGCAAAACAAAAAGCAACCGAAAGCAACAAAGGTAATTTTTGGAATTGGATTTGGTTAATCGTTATTTTAATCGGTGTTACTTGGTTTGTTTTGTGGAGTAGAAAAATAGTAAAGGATAAAGAAAAATTAGAGTTATGAGCGAAATAAATAATAAAATTCAAGAAATAAAACGTTTGCAGTGTAAAATTAATGAGTATAAAGAATTATATCCAGAGATAACTTATAGAATAAACATTATAAACGGAACTACTAAAAAACCAGTTAGAAAAGAATCATTAATGCATCATATTTTTAAGTTATTTAGAAAAGAAACTAAATACAATTTTAGTCAAGACGAATATTTTTCTTGTTTGGTTTTAGATGATGATATAGATTTTTTAAAAATGATAAAAAACCATATTGAAAATAAAATTATACAAATGGAAACAGATTTAAAAGAAAAGTTAAATTTATAAATCCACCACCAAAAGCATCTTAACCGATGCTTTTTTTGTGCGTTGTTATTTGGAATGATTATAAATTAATAAATAATTTTAAAAAAGTATTAAAAAAGTTTTGAAATTAAAATAATGGTTGTATATTTGTACCAGCAATAAAGCAAAACAATTTAATAAATAGAAATTATGAAATCAACAGAAATAGAAAAAATAATAACGGTTGAATTATTTACAAATATGGTTAATTCTTTAGAAAATAGATTGGATTATACAAAAGCAAAAAATAATGCTAAATATCACAATTTAGAGTTTAATAAATCTTTATCTAATGATTTTAAACAAATAACAGAAGTCTTACAAAATGTAGTAGATAGTTTTTATTTAGATTATTATGAAGTAAATACTTTTCAACAAATAAATTTAGATAACTTAGATTACTCTATAAAACATAATTTACAATTAATAAATAACACTAAAAAATTAATAAAATTTATAAACTAAAACAATAATGAGAGGAAGAAAAGCAATTGACCCGAGTGAGAAAAAAACACTCATTCGGGTTTTCGTAAAACAAAAGATAGTTGACGCATTTACACCCGAGCAACTACAACAAAAAGTAAACCAATTTATTAACCAATTACAACAAGATTATGAAAGACTTTAACACCGCAATAGCACAAGCCAAATTAGAATATATTTCAGATATTGAATGGGCTTACAGATTTGAAAATCAGTTTATATGTGTTGACTTCTACAAAGACGAAAGCGGAATAAACCACGTCGAGGAGTTTTGTGTTAATCAAAAAGGATTATGGGTTGAAGTTATTCCAACAGATGAGCAACTTCAAACAATGTGGAAAATATTAAACGATACACCTTACAGAGAAAACGAAGTTGAGGAATTTGGGACAAACAACGATGCAGAAAGCGACCCTTATTATGGTATTTATGGCATCTAACAAAATTCAAGGAGTAAAAAACAATTTAAAAAAGTTGATATGACACCAACACCGCAACTTAAAAAAGTAGAAGATTTTAAAAAAGATTTTAAAATTTTATTAGAAAAATATGACGCTGAAATTATGTTAGAGGATTTTGGCAGTGGATATTTTAGAGATGAAAAAATGGTAGTTAATTTTAATTACGATTACGAATTAGGAATTATTGACGATTACGTTTTAGGGACTTATGTAAGTAAAGATAGATTATGACACCCACCGACGACGAAATACTAAATTTCATTAACAAAAAATCAATTAATCGGATTAGTTTAGTAAGTCCGATTTTAAAAAAAACAATAATTGAAATATTAATTAATAAACAGAAATAATTATGACACTAAATTTTAAATTAACAAGAGACGTAACTCAAATCAATTTAGGAGTAGGATTTGACATTGAAACAAAATCTTTAATGATTGCATTTTTATATTGGTGCTTTTCAATAACAAGTATCAAATTAAAAAAACCGATTAACAACATCGAAGTAGTAGAACCACAAATAATAAAATAAGATGACAAATTACAAAAAAATAGAAGAGTTTACACCGATTTGTATGTTAGCAAATCAAAATGAAATACAAGAAATTGTAAGTATATTTAAAAAATTAGATTTAGAAGTTTTGTCAACTAAAACTGATGATGCAAATCCTTATTTAATTAATTGGTATGAAAATGATGATAAATTAGGATTAGGAACTTATAACAATAATATCGGAGCTAAAGTTTACGAAACATTTGATAAAGAAACATTCTTAAAAGCGTGTGGAATAGTTGAGGATAATAGTAATAGTAATATCGACCTTTCAAAACTAACCCCCGAGTTAATAACAGAACTTTGCAGAGATGAGAAAATAAAAGAAGTAATGATTAATAACGGAGTGGTAAAAAATGAGTTGGAAGACAATACTTATTATATATTTGAAAACGGAGCATTACAATTTAATGTAAAAGATGGCAAAGGTTATGGTATTTGTGCTTATAAAACTTGGTGCAATGAATGTGAATGGGTTTCACATTCGCATAATGGTAAATTCAGAAAAGCTACACCCCAAGAAGTAGAAACTGCTTTGAAAAATGAGGCGGTTAAGAAACAATACGAAAATAATCATATTATTTGTATTGCTGGACAAATCGGTTCAAAGTCTTGTCAGAAATTAGTAAATGGTAAATTTGTTTATTCAGGATTTAGCAATACTTTGATATATCAAATGGAAAATGGTTGTTATACTATTTTTAATAATGGTATTTGGGCAAAAACATACCCACAAGAAGAAACCTACATTAAAATCCCTTTGTCAATTATTACGTTAACCGATAGTGATAAAAAGTTGGGTAAAATAGTTAAAAACCTTTCTAAAAATGTTTAGTTATGGAATTAGTAGATAAAATAACTACAAGTGTGATGAGTACTCAAATAGCCTTGAATCAACTCGAGGCTATTAAACACACTGGATACTATCAAAAAGAACTAAAGCAAAAGTTAAATTTAGTTTTACCTTTGTTGATGAAAGCTGAGCAAGAGCATTACGACAAGTTTTTTGAAAAGGAATCAGATAGCACCGGCCACGTTTACCAAGTGTTTGAAAACTTTATAAAACGTATATCGAAAATTCCAATATACGATATGGAAAATATCTGTTATATGATTGATGCCTACGATAAAGACGCTAAAAGTATGAATGGTATAACTAATAAAATATTAAGATGATGAAAGAATCAAGTATTAAAACACTTATTAAAACAACTGAAATAAAGTTTGATGTTAATTTAAGAAGTAATTAAAGAAAACGAAAATACGTTTATTTAAGAGCTATTTTAATAAATACTATCTACAAAAAAAGCAATTATAGTTTGGGTAAAATAGGTAGTTATTTCAATAGACATCATTCGTCTATAATTCACGCTTTAAAGGTTTACGAATTAAATAAACAATATGAAGATTTTAAAGCATTGGAAAATCAAATCAATAAATATCAATTTAAAGATTTAAGTAATTGCAATCCTTGTACCATTAATTATTTAAGTTTAAGATGACTAAAGCAGAAAAAACACGCATTTGGTACGCTAAAAATAAAGAACGTAAAAAAGCATACAACAAAGAGTACTACAAAAGAAAATTAATACTAAAAATATTGTTTAAGGAATGCTAATTTAGAATAATTCTTAACAAAATTATATTTATCTTTGACAAATCAAAAAGGTACTGGAACTACCTAACAAAAAACATCAACGCCTTATTTTGAAAATACAAGTTCCAGTTGTATGATTAGAAGTAAGGCTTTTCTTTTAATATGAATGATTATTTAAAATTTATTGAGAATAAAAAACACTCAATAGGTAACTTCGGATTTAAAGCAAATTATATTCCCGATATTGCTTTTGACTTCCAAAAATATGTTATTGAAAAAGCTATTGAAAAAGGTAGAAGCGCAGTTTTTTTAGATACTGGGTTAGGCAAAACTTTAGTTCAATTATCATTAGCAAAAAACATCGTAAATCATACTAATAAAAAAGTATTGATATTAACACCTTTAGCGGTTGCGTTTCAATTTATCTTAGAGGCTGAAAAGTTAGGTATTGAAGATATCGAATATTCTAAAGACGGAAAGCATACTAAAAAAATAGTTGTATGTAATTACGAACGTTTACACTACTTTAACGAAAAGGATTTTGAAGGAGTTATTTTAGATGAGAGTAGTATTTTAAAAAACTTTGACGGAAAAATAAAACAAGAGGTAACATCTTTTGTTAAAAAAATACCTTATCGTTTTTTATCAACTGCAACACCAAGTCCAAACGATTTTATAGAATTGGGAACAAGTAGCGAGGCTTTAGGATATATGGGTTATATGGATATGTTAGGTAAGTTTTTTAAAAACAATCAAAATAGTGTTGATAGTAATAACAGAAATATTGGCGAAAAATTCTATTTAAAACCACACGCTGAAAAGGATTTTTTCGCTTGGGTAAATCAATGGTCAATTATGGCTAAAATGCCTAGTGATTTAGGATTTAGTAACGAACGTTATAATTTGCCAGAACTTTTTATAAATAGGCATATTGTCGAAAATCAAGAAATGTTCGACATTAACGGTCAAATAACAATGTTTACACCTATTGCTAAAAGTATGACAGAGGTTAGACTTGAACAAAAACAAACCGAAGAAAAAAGATGTGAAAAAGCTATTGAATTGGCACAAGGCAAAACATCGGTTTACTGGTGTAACACAAATAACGAAAGTGCAATTTTAAAATCGTCAGACAGTAAAGCCGTTGAAATTATAGGAAGTCAAAGCATCGATAAAAAAGAAGAAATACTTTTAGCTTTTGCAAATGGAGAAATAGAACGTTTAATTACAAAGGCAAAAATGACTTCAATGGGTTTGAATTGGCAACATTGCAATCACTCGGTATTTTTTCCTACGTGGAGTTATGAACAATATTATCAAGCTATTCGTAGATTTTGGAGATTTGGGCAAAAGAATGACGTTACTATTGATATGGTTATATCAGACGGACAAACAAGGGTATTAGAGGCACTTGAACAAAAAACACAAAAAGCAATACAACTACATAAAAATCTAACTGAAAATGTTAATCGTAGTTTTGAACACGTTACAAAAGAATTTAACAAAGTAATTATTAAACCTAAATTTATTTAAAAAATGGAAAACAAAGTAAAAGACCAAGTAGTTACAGAAAACTACGCAATTTATAATAGTGATTGTATGTTAGTACTTCCAACACTTGAAAATGAAAGTATTGATTTATCGGTTTATAGTCCACCTTTTGCGGGATTATACAATTATTCAAGTAGCGAAAATGATTTTAGTAACTGCGAAAGTAAAGAGCAATTTTTGGAGCAATACGAATTTTTAGTAGCTGAAATAGCAAGAGTAACAAAAAAAGGTCGTATAACTGCGGTACACGCTACCGATGTATTTGATAATACTTGTAGATTGTGGGATTTTCCAAACGAAATTATACGCATACATCAAAAGTATGGATTTGAGTATAGAAATAGAATTACGATTTGGAAAGAGCCTTTAAAAGTTCGTATGCGTACAATGGTACAAAGCTTAATGCATAAATTTATAGTTGAAGATAGTACAAAGTGTTTTACTGCAATGCCCGACTATGTACTTGTATTTACTAAAAAAGGCGAAAACGAAGTACCAGTAACACACCCTTTTGGAATTAATCATTATGCTGGTGAAGTGCCTATTTTACCAAATATTTTAAGAGCGTGGAACAATGCAAATAACTCAAATTTAAACGAGGTTGAATTGTGGGAACACTTAAATAACATTAACGAGGCGGATAAAATCACAAAGTTAAACCATTACATTTGGCAACGTTACGCCTCAAGTGTTTGGGATGATATTAGAATAGATAATGTTTTACCTTTTAGAGATAGTAAAGAAGAGGACGACGAAAAACACGTACATCCTTTGCAGTTAGATGTTATTGATAGAATTGTTGAACTATATTCTAATCCTAACGAGGTTGTTTTAACGCCTTTTATGGGTGTAGGTAGTGAAGTTTTTAGTCCAGTTTCAATGGGTAGAAAAGCAATTGGTATAGAGTTAAAAGATAGTTACTTTAAACAAGCTAAATTAAATTTAAAAGAGGCGGAAAAAAGATTTAAAGAACAACAAGCAAAGCAAGGTATAATTAGTTTTGATGTAGAAATGTAACTATCTAAACTCATTCTAAATTACGCTTACCTATTGCAACAACAAAAGTAATAGCTTAAATTTTTTTAACTTTAAAAATTAATATTATGGAATACTTCGATTTTAACCAACAGATAAGCGGTTACACCTTTTGGAAAGGCAACCGACAAATTTACAGATTTGAAATGTATTGGAGCGGTTTAACACCTAAACAATGCTTTGAGAAATTCGACAC